CTCTTTTCTTCATCTCTGTTTTGATATACAGAGCAGCATCAAGAAGCTCTTCATAGAGGTGTTGCATCATATCTTCACTACTATGATGGGTTAAGAACTTACCATACTTAAGGGCACCGAATTGCTCTCGTTGTTTTAGATCTGCAATCACATCAAGAGTAATAGATTCATCTCTATTACCCTCTCTTTGGTTACGAAGATACTCATTCTCGAACCAACCGTCTTCATCCCCACCACTCATCGACTAGACTCCACGCCCTTAAATTTCTCAAAGCTACGCATAGCACCAAGACCAAGAAGACCTGAGAGACAAGACAACAAAGTATCTGAATTCAAAGTAAGAAAGATTCCAATATGCCCAAAGGAAGCTGCAATACCATTACCAATAGGCATCAGAAGGAACTCATAAGCAAGACCAGTACCACAAACCCAACCAATATATGGTCGCCAACCTGCTACAAACCAATTAGTAGAAGCAGCTTCAACTTGGTTAGTTTTAATTTGTTCTAACATAAGTTGGAACTGGTACTCTTCTTCTTTGAAAGCACCATTCAATTGTGCAGTGGCAAGGGCTTGGGCAGCCTCTGCCCTCTTCTCTGGGTTAGGGAAGAAAGATGCAATTGTATCAATTAGCTTTCCAGCAACATTTGATACCAACCCTCCTGGGGTATTAGAAAGTAAATCTGTAAGTGTACTCATTTATATTTTTCCTTTATGTATGTAAGACTAATTGGGTGATGAAAGAAACTACCATTATTTACTTCATAGAGCATATGGAATCCACGGAAATGTGCATTACCCTGTGGCCCTAGATAGTCTTCATTATGCTCATAACAACAGCCCGCAAAGAGACCCAGAATTGGAGTCCCATCTGCACGATAATCAGTGGCAATATCCATCGTTTGCACATGACCCATAACACAGGACTGATGCTTCTTCGTGAGCAAAGCACGAGCAGTAGTAACTGGACGACCAAGAACACCACTAGTAAAATAGTGAGAATAAGCAACTCCATCAACATGAGCTACCTCCAGGAAAGGAAAAACTTCCCAACCATATTCCTCATACTTTAAATGGTCAGTGCTTAGTACACCTTCCAGTTCAGGTTGGAGTTCTACTGCACGATTGATTCTATTCTCATGGTTTCCCATAGTAAGAATCATACGAGGATTATACCTCTTCTCTCTATTCTTCTTAGCCTTAGTATTGTAATCATACAAAGGCCCCAAGAACGCATCCATAGCCTCTTGGCTGGCTTCAATATCCCTAAGGTACCTACGACCTTCAAAAGACTTCTTGCCCTTGTCATAGGACGAAAGAGAAGGCATATCTGCCCAATCTCCAATCATAACTACAACAGCAGGTTTTTTTGCAACCATATACTTTCCAATGTTATTTAGATAGGTATAGTCACCTTCCGGTTTAATCTGTGTATCCGGGATCACCATATGCACTGCCATATTGCTCCTTAATATCCCAGCGTAGGTCATACCCGAAGGCAAGCCACACTAGGTCTACGTTATATAAATTTATAGGGGGAAGGTGTAGAAGAAAAGTATCAAATTCATACTTTCTTTTTTCTTCCTTTAGGTTTGAGCCATTCAAGAAGTTTCTCCTTGTCCCTAAAATCACACCATTCAATTTCAAACTTATTACACCAATCAGCGTAACTTGTTTTACTTCGCTTGTTTATCTTTGCTTGTGCATTTTGAAACAACATTCGTATTGTTAGGTCTGGATTTGATTCAATAATATGCAGCATTTTCTTTCGATCAGAGGCAGCGAAGTATCCTTTGCCTTCATAAACAATAGTACCTACTTTCCAGTCGGGGGTATACTTATGATTAGAAGAAGGCACAACATAGTCGAGCTTACAAGGTTCATAAGGTGCATTAATTCCCTCCTCTTTCATCCAAGTATTAACTTTGAATTCAAAGACTGATCGAAAGCCAGCAGCAAAGGCACCTTTACGCGCTTTGCGGATTGACAATTGAGTCTTTCTCGTTAATCATATCTAGAGTAGTTATAGGTTGTCTACCTTTTTCTTGTGGTAGAAAGTGTCCTGTATGTGACCACCTAGCAATGTACCAAGTACCATTAGCTTCATAGGCACCGTGCATTTCTGTCTCATAGATATGGTATAATCTAATATCATTTCCACCACGAGTAATTATACGCTCTCTAAAATTAAGTCTTGGTTCTTGAATTCCCATTGCTTTCCTTCCTCACGCATTATCCAAAGGCATTTGCCATTAACTTTTAGTCGTTCCATGTCATCATTATATAACTCAACAACACAATCAAACATTTCTTCTTCTGTTTCTAGATGATCTATCATCTTAGCTGCTCTTACTTTACCTATGCCTTCAACACCAATAATATTGTCAGTCCTATCACCAACAAGAATACTGCGATAAAAGGATCGAAGCCCTTCGATGTCTGATACTTTATAGAGCCGTGCTTCTCTAACAATTAGGCCTCCTCTTACAATAGGCCAACTATAATGCAATCCGGGGATCATGTCAAGATCTTTATCAATAGTACAGATAATTGTTTGTAGGCTTGAACTATTTTTATCTTGATGAATTCCAAGTGCATCATCTGCTTCATATCCATCAGTAACTTCAGCACCCCATTGGGTAACAAGATATTCTTTACATAAGTCCCTCCAGCGAGGACTTATCATATCCTTTCTGTTGGCTTTGTATGCTGGGTATATATCGTGTCTAAAGTTATTAGCACCTGACAAGAAGACTCGAAATGTCCCCGACTTTGTAATGTCTAGGATACTATTCATATGTGTGTCTATTCGTCTATAAGCTACTTCTACCGGGTCTCCCTCGGCAGAAGCAGCGTTAGCGTAAGCCACGATGTCACCATCTATGAGGGCTTGGATGACTCATCCTCCTTAGGTTTTTTACATTCTTCAGTACAAGAAGGATAATCCTTTTTACTAAAGATAGCATCCCAACCATCACGATACTCTTTAGTAGATGGTTTAGACTGGAGCTTATCTCCAGTAATAGGATTATGGGAGGTCATCAGCCATATCACCAAAGAAACCAGCGGATACTTCAAGAACAGATTTGGCTACTGCGTTGATCCCTTCCTTTTGAAAGACCCAATCAGAGAAGCGATTAGCCAATGCCAAAACTTCTGCCTCGTCTTTGATCTTATTAGTAGCAGCATACTCAAGCGCATGCCCAAGAGAACTCTGTCGTACAATGAGTACCTGACGAGCTGCTCGTTCTTCTGATGTCTCATAGGTTGATTTGGGTGTTACATTTCCTTGCTTCATGGGAGTAGTAGGTACACTACCATCATAGCTGTTAGGAACACGAGAAACTTCAGGAGGAATACTGCCAGCAGGATTGAGAGCAATCCAATTCCAATATTTATCATCAGCCGATTTCTGTCGTGTAACTTCAAAAGTTTCTCCGAATGTTGCTTTAGTTAGTTTACTATAGACATCTTTATTAGCGAAGTCCATAATCTTCTTACCTTCAAGCTTATCTTGGAATGATTTATTCTTATAAGCTACATCTGCTACCATATAACCACCTTTAGCAGTAGGTACATGTGAAGTTGATACATTTACAATCTCGATTTGCATATTGCTCATTAATTTATTTCCTTTAATAGTTTGCGTACTTCATCTAAAGAGATAAGACTATTATAACCTAAACTCCATAGATTTTCAACACTCATATTTACATATCTAGAATCATTTATACTAGCATAATGTACATGACCATGTAAGTTAACCTTACCTCTAAGCTCATTAGGATGAATAGGTGCATGACTTAACCAGAATTCCTTATACTTAAGTAAACCTTCTACTGATTTAAAATATTTAAGATAAACTTGTGTATCTAAGTTGTCATGATTACCTCTAATTAAAATTTTAGTACCAGGCAATGCACTAAAAAGATGAACAGATTCCATAGTAAAAGCAGCATCACCTAAGACATAGACAATATCTCGTTTAGTTACTTTGTTATTCCAATCTAAAGTAATATGTTGTTCATTGTGCTCTGAACTTTCTACCTCAAGTCTAAACTTTTGTATATTTTTATGACCAAAGTGAAGATCAGAGGTAAACCATATGTTAGCCATATTTAACTTTCTCTAGATTCTTTAAATCCATCCCTACTTTGCATTCACAAGTTAGATAGATAATTGCTTTCTGTAAGACTTCGACGTTATCTTGAAGTAATCCTAAAGCTTTATTACAACTACCACAAAGTACCCCACGAATTTCTCCGGTAAGATGATTGTGGTCTAATGATGCTGCCTTTCCTTTAGTTCCTTTAAATTCTAAATGGCAATTACAAATAGCACATTTGTTTTCTTGTTTTGCAGCAAGTTCATAAAAGAATTGTTTAGTAACACCATATCGTTTTCGGTAATGCCAATCAATAATCCAATCAGAGTTTCTTTTCTTTTGTTCAGGTGTTTGTCTTGCTAACTGTCGTTTAGAATAACAAGATCTACAATGAACTTGTCTATATTTTTTATTAGATTGAAAATTAAAAGAGTCTATTGGAAGTTCTTGTAGACATGTTTTACATAATTTTGTGCTCATTTAAATTTTTGAGGTCGGCTCCTATTTTTACAGAACAGAATAAAGGAAGGTTATACTCAACACCAAAGATACTCTTGAAATTCTTTGGAATATCCTTGAAGACATCATAAAACATTTCTAATACAATGTCAACATTTTTATTGGGCACGTCAATCACAATAGAATCATGGACAGTGCTTCGAAGTTTACCTTCTAGCTCTGATCTCCAGAATCTCTTTGCGAAATCAACACGGGCAATACTCATGAGGTCTGCACCAAGACCTTGAACTGGGTAATTTTTTATTTTAGTGTCCGGCCATTTGGGTTCTCCCCTATAGTTGATCGTGGGGAAAAAATCATACTGCCTGCCCGTTGGCATTATGAGGCGCTTATTCATCATGACTTCTTCTAGAATCTTAATGTGCCATTTATAGATTCCTTGGTACTTGTTATAGAACTCATCAATTACTTTCTGCCAATATTTTTCACTCGCAGATACACCAGTAAAATTAGGATCATTGGCATAAGAGTATGCACTACCTCCATAGATCAGACGAAAGACAAAGATCTTTGCGATCAATCTACCTTCTTCTCCTTTTGGTAATCCAAACCTTGCTTGATTATTACTATGGATGTCTGCTTTGTTAATAATCTCATCCATTAAGGTTGGATCTTGGGATAAGAAAGCAGCACAGTTTACTTCAAGACCGGACGCGTCTACGTTTACAAACATTAAATTGTACCATATTATTATAAAAGAGGGGATCGTCTGTGATAATGTAGCTAAGTTCTGCTATCTTCCAGATTACCTTTCTTCATTCATAACTACTTTTACATAACTCACGTAGACGTGGATCAAAGTTCTGCTGGTTAGGTTCAGATGCAGAAAGTCTTCCAGTGCGAGCTACAGTCTGATTAAACCTACCATGGATAAGATTACCTCCCCATCCTTTCTCTTCCATTAGTTTTGGAATACCAAAGTAGTAAGTCTTTTGGAGTTTCTCAAGTTTACTTAGGGCCAAGATATTTTGTATTAACTCTCGGATAGCTTTAGTAGGAGGTTTGAGACTGGTTAGTGTCTGCTCATCAGTAGACCAATAACCTTCCTTTTTTAACTCACTTCCTTTTAATGGCGTAACCAATCTAGGTTGTGGAAAATCTTCAGTAAAGACTTTGTTTCTTGGCTGTCCAAGTTTAATACCAGACTTATAAACGCCAATGGGTACACGATACTCGTGCTTAATAGTACCACCATACAGAAGACAGCTAATATGATCCCCGCTACCACAGTTAAAATTGGGACACTTACTATAATGTAAAATACTAGCAGTGATTTCTTCAATATTTCCAGTAAGGTTTTCACCACTTAGAATACTCTCTTCCTTGTCGAATGGAATGCCGTTCCACTCCATGTTATTTAGCACGGGAAGATCCATACACTGCAGCCTAAAGAGGTTCCACCTTCTTGTCTCTTTTAGAATTACTTCTTGTTGCTTGAAGACTTCTGCTGTAAGTCGTAGATCTTCTTTGAGGTAGGTTGTTAGTTCTTCCTCTGGTATGAACCAAGTGTCAATACCTTTATCCCAGTAGTTTAGCTTTATGGTGTCGATTTTATGACCGACCTCATATTTCACCGCCATATCTTCTAGGGAAGGCATGATTTTTGATTGGTTACTAATAATGAACTCAGCTAATTGTACGTCATAGATTGTTGCCTTTCTGGTGTCAACACCAATACGTTCCAACCAAGCCAGATCAAACTTTAGGTTAGCGCCTACTAACACTGATTGACTAAGGATTTTATTAATGCAGTCGATGTCAATCTTATCTTTATAGAACAGTGTATATAGATCTGTAGCGGGTTCATAGAACCCGACTTGTACTAACCGATTGTCTGGATGATATGGATCACCTTTATTAATGATAGAGGTTTCTACATCAAAGCTCAGGAGTTTTGTCATACTCCTCTTCCGTTACAAACTCAATGAAATCCCAAGTATTAATATTTCTTTGAAGTGCGGGCTTTTTCATTTCATTGGTGAAGAGGCGTTCTGCAATAGCTTCTGCTTCTTCTTCACTATTAGCTGTAATATTAATGTTAATTGCGATATCAAAGGTTAGCATTAAAATAACTCCATAATAGACATAGCAAAATGATACCCAATAAAACCACCAACTATAATTCCAGTCCAATCATACCATTTCATATTAAAAGTCCAGTTGAAGGTCAACTTTCTTAGTTGCCTTTGGTTTCTTTACTACTACTACTTTAGGTAGTCCATTTAAAACATCATCAATATCTTTTTCTTTGACAGGATTTATACTAGTAAAACCATCTCCGGTATGCTGCCAAGTATTATGAACGATACTAAGTAGTCCAGTTTCTTTTGCGGGTACTGTACTTTTCCAAGCTTCTTTTATTGCTGGTGTTTTATTTACATTTTTTAGATCAACACTTTGTGTTAGCCAGTGACCAATGTTTCCATTATAGAAAGAACCACAAGCTTTCAAAATACCAAGTTTATCCCAACTATATTCTTTCTCTGGATCAAATTTTAGAATTGCCTTAACAATCTTAGGATCTTCAATAATAGCGCGTACTACTGTAAGCAAAGAGAATAGAATAAGCCCATTCATTTTTGTTAGGTCAAAAGTAATCTTTAGGTCTTTTGATACTTTAAGTATATCATAAGGCATGTATGGGGCAAATTCAGGGATATGTTTAAGAAACAATAAGTATTTGTATACTTGTTCATCGGAAAGCTGTGGGCTTTTATTTGCTAAATTAAAAAGAAGGTAGTGTGCTTTAGTTTCTGTAAAGACCTCTGCTCCCTTACTATTAGTAATGGCACTAAAACAAGCTACACTGTCAAATGCTTTTGTAACTTCTTTTTTCTCATTAAGTAAGTCATAGTAAATAGAATACAACATTTAAATATCCCTATATCTTGCAATCTCTGCTTGAATTAAAACTTCAAATTTTCCATGCCTAGCTTCAGGTACGGAATCCTCATCCCCAAATAATTTGTTTTTACTTATGTTAATGAATCTGATCTTCTCAAATCCAGCATCATGTATTTTACCAACACCTAGAATGAAGTCAGCTTCTGCTTGTACTGCTGTTTTTGAGTTAGCTACGTTTTCCATTGTAAGATATCGTTTGTTCTCCCCAGACCCATCTGACTGAGATGCTCCAATAACTGGGCAGTATTCTGCTGCTAGATCCCTTGCCCATTCAAATGTAGACCCGAGTTGTAGGTCATGTCTGTCATTGTGAAATCCTTTTACCTTTGGTAATTGGTCGATGATAATGAACGATGGTTTATATTCTCTGCAGATAGCCTCAACATCCCTTTTGTTGAATGAGTGCATGTCGGGAATGAGGAGCCTATCTCCGGTTTTTTCTTTATAAAGTTCTTGATAGTGATCCAGATCTTTAATAAGGTCATTGATAGGAACTCCTAAACTAGCTTGGATAATTCGAAGCATTACTTTCTTATGTTGTTCTTCGTTGTTGAACCAGATTCCTGGGCCATCTTCTTCTTTAAGTTGTTCAGCGAAATAAGAAGCTTCAGAGGCAAAAAGTGTTGTTTTTCCAGTCTCTGGTCGTGCGAAGATGAATCCAAAATCCCCTTTACGAAGACTCCCAAGACTTCGATTAAGAGATCCAAGTCTCCATCTGAGACCCTGATGTTTGTGTACTTCATTGTATAGCTCCGTTAGCGAGGTAGTAATAAAGACTGATGTCTTTCCCTGTTCTTTGCTAGTCTCAAACTTCGGTACAAATTCCAGAATATCGGAAACCGACGACTTGCCCTCTGATACAGATAGTGCGAGTTGTGCAAGCTCGTAAGATAATGATCTCTCTTTGAGAGTCTGTAATGCACCTTCCAGCACGTCTTCATCAGCGTTGGTCTCCTTGATTAGGCTAAGGAATAGATTGTAGTCACTGCCTAGGTTTACCTGAACCCATAGAGCATAGTCTTCATATGAGATAGTGTGACTAAACTTATCCATCATGGCATCCAGTGCCTTGAACAGATAGAAGATCTCTTTGTCTTTTTGCTCTACCTTAATATGATGACGATATTTTACATATAGTTCATAGTTAAATAGAGTCTTTATCAAGTATAAATAATTCATTATAGCTTTCTTTAGTTAAGAAATAACTACCATCTTTATCTTCATTTAGATGCCAATAGATTTGATCCACTCTGTGTCTTTGATAATTTATTTCTTTAATAGCATCTTCAATATCTTTTGGAAATGCTCCGTTAATCTTAGGCTGGTTCTGTAATCGAATTAAAATATCTTGCATTATGTAGCCTTAATTTTCCAAAGCCAATTTGATTTCTGCACTTGTGTACTCCTTTGGATCTAGTTTTGTGTGAATCACTTGTGTATCAAAGCCAATGCTTTGTGCTAGTCTGGACGCATTAATTGCATATTCTTTTTTATCCCAGTCTAGCCAGATGGTAATCTTAGTATAGCCTATAGCTTTTAATGTTGCAAGTCTTTTAAGACTAATGTTGCTACCAAATAAGCAGAGGGTTGGTGTTATATGACCGACCTTAATCGTACTGATTAAGTCTTCCACAAGTACCAGGCTGTTGGAAGGTTTTCCAATAATATGAATAAGATTCTCATTGATTCCATAGCCTACCCATTTGGGGTGATCCTTGTTAGATCCAAAGTATCTATACTGGTACTCTCCATTAGGGAAGAGAAAGTATAGCTTTCGTTCTGTGTTGCTCCAGTAGCATCTAGGTACTTCTCCATCAGGGAAGTACTGTAGTAACCAGTCTGTTGCTTCTTGTGATAGTTTGTTATCTAGATCTTCTGGTAGTGTAGGAATTGCTGCTATTTCTTTGGTTCTTTTCTTGAGTTTACCTTCAAGAGAAGCAGCATTAGTATGCCCGCAAGAATAACAAAAGCTATGTCCATCAGAATATATACCAAAATTGTCCCCACTACGATCCTTTCCTTGTTCTGCACACTTTGGGCATCGTGTTTTGTACAGTAGTTGAGATGACATGATTCATTGTAGTTCTGCTAGAATAGCTTCTTTATATGAAGTAAGTGTTTGTCCTTCTAGACCTGGAGCACTGTTGACTTCAAGGACATAGGCTTGTTGTTCTTTGTGATTCCAGATAACATCGACTGCTCCGAAGTCAAGACCTAATGCAGCAGTAGCTGCAACTGCTTGCTTGAATACGTCTCCTGGGACATCAATATTTTCTCGACAGTATACCCAGCCATTGGCGTGGTTACGAATTTGTCTATTGACATTTTCTACACCTTCTTTAACTTTCTTCTGGGTTACATCAATTATAACATTTTTAAATACATGTACTCGGAACTCTGCTGCCTTTTTCTTGTATAGTACATAGAGGTGTGCGTCAGGTAGAGTTTCGTGGGTCTTGTTGTTAACTAGCTCGATACCAGCACCACCAAAGCCCACTAGAGTATGGCGACAGATTATATCAAGGCCGTCATTAAACCAGTCTCTTGCCGCGAAGCTGACACTGAATTCTGGGATACGACAAGCGTTTTGTTCTTCTAATTTTAAAAAGGTATATAGTTTATTAATGCTGACAGCAACATTATCTGGATGATTTAGAGGAGCTACAGCTAGTGCCTTCCATTCTGGATGGGTACTGTTGCCCCAGTTAATAATTACATCATCTGGTTTAGGTTTAAACGTAGGGCTGTCATTACGTACTACGTACACCTTACGTTGTGTTTCTGGTTTAATCGCGTCAGCGAGCTTCCTAGCGCTTGGAAACATGCCTTTAGCTGCATTGATGATTAGTCGTTTTTTCATTTGATGTTTGTTCTCCGTAGGTTAAAGTAGTCGGAACATTTGGGACAGTAGTATGTATATGTATATACGTGTCCGTTCTCTTTCTTAGGATTTAATACAATCTGTGGGAATTCTCCATCCTTTAGTTCAGAGAAGGAAGCTTCACAGAAGATACAACCCTTATCTTGAACTAGTTTCAGAATCTCATTGGTAATTTTAACGCCGTTACTGGTGGTGGAAGGGCCTGTTTTGTCTGCTTCCCTGCTTTTTTTTACCTCTGGATTACCAGCAATAACAATGAATTGTCCAAGGTGTGCTGAGTAGTATGTATGAATAACTTCAACAGTACCTGCCATATCACTATAGTCTGTTTGGTCTGATGTATAGACTTCAAGATGAATATCATAGGTATCAAGAGTATCTACTTCCCATTTGATTTTGCCTAGATTGTAGTTATCCCAGTTAGTTTCTTTCTTTGTATAGAAGAGTACATCAAGGATGTCACCAATAGCAATCAAGTCACCTGTGGGCTCAGCTTTAGCTGGTCTAATGGAGGTAATGTTCGTTCCAGTTGTTTTCCCAGCCTGTGTTGTAGCCAGGCTGGTACCCTGCTTTGGGAGTTCTTTTCCCTCTGGTTTAAAATAAGGGTTAAAATAAGGAGGTGTAACAAACTCTTTATATTTAGTTTGATCAATAAAGATTTGATGTTGTTTAGATTCTTTAAATGTGTATAAAGTACCTGGAACACATTGGGAAGTTTTCAGATGTTTCATGTTGTTCCGTGACATGATCCAACGAGCCAGCCCTGCTTCAGAGACAATGAAGAAAAGATCTTCTGATTCAACAATGAAAAGAGGCCGTTCTTTATTACGTGTTACATTAATTTCTTGTGTTTT